CATACCATAAATCTGATAAAATTCTATCTGTAGAAGTTTCAGTAGCTTGAGCCCCACTAACTTGTAAATAAGTATTGCTCATATTATCTACTATAGTATTAACAGGGTGACTAACACCAGCACCAACGCCATCGAAATCAGCAAATGCTACAATTAAAACATTACCAGAGGTAACACCATTGATAACAATTGATGAAGAATTAAAAACTCCTACATGTTGAATTAACGTGGTGGCCATTTTTTATCCTATTAGCTGACAGTTACTTGCCAAGTTACAACTAATGAATTACCTGCACCTTTATTAACAACAGAAAATACATTACGTGCAAACATCGTCCCACCAGAAGAAGCTGAAAAAAGTCCTGCTTCCGTAATGGCTCCTGTGTCAACCCCAGCACCGAAGGTTGCAACATTTTGCCACACTGCGCTAGAAGGACTTGATAAAGTTCCTGCCACTCTAGTTGGCAAAGGAGTTTGCAGATTTGTATCACCGAGAGTTGGTGCTGCTGAACCCGTTCCCAATCCAATAAAAGACATAAATGGGGGGGTCCCCGATGCTAAATACGTGGCTAAAAAAGCCTTGCCAACAGTTACAATAAGATTAGAATCTGTGTGGTCATAAATACAAACTCCACTCTCGTCGAATAGTTGCTTTCGCACACTTCCTGTTGCTTTTACTGAGTCATTTAATTCTGGCATATTAATTCTCCTAATTTAATGCAAACCCTCCAGGGTTAAAAATCGTAATAATTACTCCCCAAGCAAGAGTAGACCTATCCCACAAAATGGGTGGTGCTAATTGAATATCCGTATATAAAAGTCTATAGGCTGTAACTACTTCAGTGGGTCCTTTCCACGGATTTAATAATGTTGCATGGGTATTATCAGCAATTCCTGATATTTCACCTAAATAAATTCCATTAGGATCTGTAATTTCCTGTCCAATGGTCAATTGAGATAAAAATGATGTCCCAAATCCCCCAAGATTAGTACTAGCATTTGTAAAGGTAACTAATCCAGTTAAAGTGGTCGCTCCTGTAAGAGCATCAAATACAACAGGAAAAGGACTTGCGGGGTTTCCAACATTGAACATGGCCTGTAATGTATGTGTTGTAGGCGAATTCATTGTCCAAGTACCTTGTACGCCATCTGTTGTGTATGCACTACTTGGAACTAAAAGACCTGTAGTAATATCTTCCACAACTAATGAAGAATCAATATATGGATACGAAGTATGAAACACAGATTGTGGCCCACTTGGAGTGATTGGTGGATCTTGAATAGTGTTTAAAAAGAAATCGTTTTCATCTCGAATATTTGTAATAGCTGGTGGAACACCAGTGAATGATTGAATCGTAAGAATTATAGCTTCGTTCGTACTTCCGACTAAAGCTGCCTTAATTAAATTAATCAAAATCCATCGATAATCCACAAATTGCATACTTGTGGGTTTTGGAAAATCAAACTGAACCCCAAAATTCTGATAAAGATTTTCATCTACGCATAAAGTTATATAATTGTCTGTCTGCGTTAAAAAATTAGCATAGTAAACTTGATCAAGTTGATTACCATACATATTATCTACCAAATATAAATTTGATTCGCGCTGATTAACTGGCTTTAACAAATCTCCCTTACCGTAGGCATGAAGATCTGGCAAAGAATTCATCAATGCTTCGGCATATTGCTGTTGAACTTTTTGCGGTATTGTCCAAGTAAGTGGTAAAGACCAATCTGAAATATAAGAAGGAGTATGAGTTCTCACCCTAGCATACCAAGTTTGTACTATTCCTTCCTGTCTAGCTGCTACAGGCACTGCAAAACCTTTTACTACATTACCGTTCTGAAAAGTAGTAGCAGTAAATTGATTAAACGTAACAAGATCTGGTGACGAGAATGAAAGGCTCGTATCAAGTTCCAAATCAAACCCAGCAGAAGCTAAAGAAGGTGTAATAAATGACGGAAGAAAACCCCACCAGAATACATAAATTCCGTCCTGAGAAGTTCTATAAAAAGTTAAATTCTGTGGAATGCCATCAGTGGGGGAAGATAAAGGTCCCACATAAAAGGCTCCACTACCAGCAAAAATTCCTGCCCCGTAAAAACTCATAAATTAGTTACCTTTTAACCCAATATACTCCAACTACTACCATTCCAACCTTCCCATTGATTATCAGTAGTATTATAAACAACCAATCCAGTGGCTGGACTACTGATAGCGTCTCTTTGAGTAGTTGTCATCCTTGGGGGGAGAAAACCCTTAGTAGTTGACACAATATCTAATGCTGCTGAGGCAGCTGGTGTAGTTTGATTAATTCCAACTTGTCCAGATATGGCTACTACTGCTGCTGTAGACCAATCTAAGATTGATGTTCCTGCACTATCTAAAAGTAATCGATTTCCATAATCTACAGTAGCTGCATGTGCTCCCAGTGGGGCGAAGAGTTTTCGTATCGTGGATGAAAATTGAATGGCTGGAGATCCCGTAGGAGTAAGAATTAAATAATTGGTGAAATCCAAAATTTCATTGTACACATGATCAGAAACAGATCGAGTAGCTATTCCACCTACTCCTTGAACATCTAGAGGTGCTAATGGGCTACTTATTCCTATACCAAGTCTATGGGTAGTAGAATCCCAAAAGAAATTAGAGGAGTCACTTTGTAATATTCCGTTAGAATTAAACTGAACTGATCCAGTACTTCCAGAAGCTGCTAAAAAGGAACTTTTAATATACCAAGCAGTGTTGGAACTAATAATCGTTAAAGGAGCATACTGAGTATTCAAGGTGTAACTAGCTAATCCATCAATCGTATCAGTTCCAAAGGCAGTTATTATTACTGCATTAGCAGAACTATCAATTTTAACGAAGGTATAAGTACCTCTATTGAAAACTCCTAAAGAAGGAAGAGTTATTGTTACAGGACCTCCAGAAGCATCAACTAATTGAACTGATGTAGCAGATGAGGATAAGGACAAACTTGTAGTTTGTGTTGTATACAGTAATTCAAGGGCTCCATTAATACGTAAATCTCCATTGGATTGAATCGTACCAGAGGTAGTTAAACTTCCTGCTGTAATTGTTCCACCACCTACATCAAGAGCGGAAGCTGGTGTATTTGTATCAATACCCAATCGTTTAGTAGAATTATCCCAAAATAAATTAGTTGCATCTCCACCAAATACGCTTGAATTATTAAATTGGACAGCTCCATTAGATCCTCCTGGAGTTGTAGTATGTCCATCAACGTAATTCTTTGTAGCAGCATCTTGAGCGGATGTTGGGTCAGTAACGTTATGAATTTGGTGAGAATTTAAATTAAAAGCTCCAGTAGCGTTGACGCTTCCATCGGCCAAGAAAAGGTTGGTAGAGAGAATTGATGAGGGAGTTACAAATCCACCTCCACTTTGAATCAATACATCATTTGTACTTCCACCCAATGGAGCAAGTTTGGAATAAGAAATGGATGCACTAGAAGAAATATCAGCATTTACAATATCTCCCGTAAGATTAAGTTTGGAATACGCTATTGCAGCCGAAGCATTAATATCGGCGTTAACGATATCACCTACAAGATTCAATTTGCTATATCCAATAGCGGCAGAGGGACTTACATTTGCGTTTGAAACGATATTATTTGCCAAAGACCATGATACTGTTGGAGCGGCTGGCCAATTATAAACAATAGTTTGAGTAGCAATCGTTCCTAGAGGATTTTGTACTTCATTAACGTCTTCAGCAGCAAATTCGGACCCAAGACCAACATATGAAACTAAAATACTATTTCCATCATTAGAAGTATCAAAGGTAATTATACCTGTGGTGTAATTAACTAAAAATTGAGTTCCAGTTGGTGTTCCACTCATAATCTCTGTATACCCAGGAATAGAAACAGAAGAGAGTGGGGCAGGGGCTTGTGGAACCTCTACCAAACGTACAAATCCAGGTTCATAAGTTGAAGTATTTACAATACCAATGATATGAGGCTCATTAGAAATTGATTGCCCAGTTAATCTTTCATTTATTAGTGTGACATATGGAATGCTCATATTTTAATCCTCTTATGATTCTACTGTAATAGTTAAACTATTTGTAACTGTGTAAGCATTTTTACCAACACTTATTTGCTGTCCAGGTGGAATAGTAGTGGTAATACCATTTTCAACAGTTTGTACTACTAAGCTGCTAAGATCTACCTCTGACACTCCAGCAACACTCTGTATAATAGTTACCAATTCACTTAAAACCAATACTGCACCAAGACCAAGACCGTTAATATAGTCGGTTAAAGCTGTCTGAACATTTGCTACAACCGAAGAAGCAACATAACCTGGAACAATTAAAATTCCAGCCGTTAAATTTACAAAAGCTTCAATAGCTTCTCGTATGAGAACATCTGAAGCGGTAATATGATTAGAATTATCATTAAACAGAGCTTGAAGTGTGGCAATTAAACTGTCGTAGGTATAAGTAATCGTAATGATTGTATTATTGTCTGGAGTAAATCCAGTAAAAGAAGCATTACCAGTTGTAAATCCTAAAGTACTTCCAACAACGACATGAGTAAGATCTGTAACTGAGGTAATAGTGGTAGAAAAAGACCCTTGCGTTATTGTATCACCTGGATTCATGCCAACTGTTGTATTAACAACTAAATGAGTTAAATCAGTTACCATTGTAATAATAAAAAATGTTTCGACACCAAAAATTATATAACTTGCCGCTTCCACACTTCCAGCAAATAAGAAATTGGGATTTTCTACAAATTGATAGTCAGTATTAGGTACGAAAGTATATGGATTACCGCCTTGGATTCCAGTAACTGATCCTACAGATAAAGCGGGTTGATTAACTAGGATAAATTGCTGGCTACCTGCGGTAGTATACGTTGGAGTATCAGAAACTGTGAGAAGTACCTGCCCTCTAATATATACATCAACAGAACCTCCAAATTGATCGCGTTGCATTTCTGGATCATTTGGTCCAACAACTATAGCTTGAATAACATTTGGATTTGTCTCAACAAGGCTGATAATAGCATTTGGAGTGCCGACGTTGTTACCTTCTAGCTTAATTTGAATACGTGCTGCAAAGGCAGTATTACTTTCAATATTCGTTCCGCCAGTCGTCGCTGTTGTATTTGTTACAGCATCAATTCCAATAACTGATCCTACAAGAGAAGTAATGGTTGCAGCACCCACATTACCAACGGTGCCAATTGTTTGACAAACAATGGTTGTGGATTGCTCATAAAAACCAGAAACAGGATTATAATAAGAGGGCGCAAGGGACGGTGAAAATGTCACTGTGGCCGTAGTTGCAAATGACACAGCGGGAGATTGCGAAGTAGCAAGAGTACTTACAACTGTTCCAGAGGGAACAGTTACTATCGCACTAGAAGTTGTATAATTACGAATACGGAATGTTATAATACCTGTAGATTGTGTTCCTGGAAGACGTGTCAAGCCATAATTCAATGCAATGTTATCTAAATCGGTCGGAACTATAGTAGCTGCATTGTTCACAAAAGCTTGAACATCTTGCACATAAGCAATACTAGAATACACGCTTGGAGAAGTTCCATCCTCAGCAGAAAGTTGATTAGCAACCGTGGATACAACTACATCATTTACAACAGTTCCTGTGTTGGTATTAATATCTGGTCTTTCTGACTGTAAGAAAGAAAGCATACTAGAAACGATTTGCGAAAATGTTGGAAGTGCCATAATTTATTCCTTAAATGTTGCCTATGTTCACGCCAGTTGTAATTTCCTGTCCTGAAGCTGCAATCACTGTTAAAAGGGCTGCAATATTAGTTTCACTTTGTACATTTGTCTGTAAAGAATAAAGCGTCTGAACAATTTCTTGTGGACTTGCTCTATTCTGGGTAAGCAAAAACAATACCTGGAGAGCCTGAACAATTTGTTGCTGAACTGTGCCGCTGATTATATTGGGGTTCATCTTGTTACCAATTTCAGATTGCAATGTTGTCCCGTATAGTGGAAACAAAGTATTGGCTCCTTGCTCCGTTACCAAAATCTTTTGGACATCTTGGATCGTCTCATCAAGTCCTGAAACAAGTACAAAATCTTGATTGGCACCTATAATCAAATCATTTGACGATTCACCGAAATAAAATGGGGAATTACTCTTTTGAGGAACACTTTGAGGTTGCCCTGGTGTATTCGCCGTTGCTAAAAATAGATCGCTCACGTATTATCTCCTTAAGAACCACAAACTTGATCAATTAAAATTAAAAATTGCTGTGCTGTATTTACGAAATTTTGCAAAGATTTTACTTGGTTAGAAATAGCTGTTGCCACATATTGTCTTCGGTTGTAAGTGTATATTAAATTTTGAATACCTGCTAAAGCTTTCAATGTTGATCCGCTTTGCGCTTGTTGCATAAATTGACTAATTACAGGACAAGTAGCAGCACCCTGCATAGGACCTAAAACAACATTAAGATCTGCTTGAATTTTATTTTGAACCGCTGCTAAAGTGTTAATTTCCAACCGTGCAAACTCGTTTAAAATATCTAATCTATTAAGCTGGGCTCCGAGGATAGCAATTTGCTCATCGGCCAACAAAATCTGGCTGTTCAAAAAAGTCTTAAATGTAGCTTTTAAAACACTGTTTCCGCAAAGCACAGCCTTAATGAACTGAACTGCACAAAGACCTAATGATGCTGGCGTTACGGTTGCCATATTATCCTCCTATTTTCACAGTGGATGAACCACTTGAAATAATACCCGCCATCTGCGTAGGAAATGATGTCAGCGGAGTAACAGGTGGAGATGTTGGTTGTCCTGGAGCAGCACTAACATGAGAATGCAAGTTAAATATAATAAATAAGTTCTGAATAAATTGCCAAAAGGCTGGATCTTGTGTAACACTGGAAAAAGTAGAATCATTTACTCTAGCCGCAGGTTCAATACCTTGGTTCAAATTAATTGTAGTACCAGTCAATGTTATGTTTCCAGTAGGATCAAATTGTAACGTGCTTGTTAAATTTCCTAATTGTACATCGCTTGTTGTGTTAATTTTAAGAAACGCTTTATCAATCCCAGCTGTCGTATTTCGTAAAATCGTATTTCCAAGAGTATCCATTGTAAACTCAGAAATTGGTGTCTCAACTGTAACAAGTCCAGTAGGAATTGAAGTTTGAACTGCTATTTGAAGTCCCTCAGTCAATCCCGTTATTGAATTTGTAGTATAGTTGAAAGTACTCTGTATATTGTCACTGCCAGTATTTGATTCAAAAAATCCATTATCAGCTGACAAAATAACTTCATGATCGTCTGAAGAACCTTCACCGCCAATAAGAAGTCGTTCCCCCATTGAACCTGATTCAATCTGGGCAACCCCATTATTTCCAAGATATAAATGGGCACCAAACCCTGGAACACCTTGTCCTGTAGGAGAAGCAGGACCTGTTGCTTCCATAAAAATTTCTCCATCTTGAACAGGATTTGCACCATTAGCAATATCCTGACTTACATTTCCTGTTGACGGAATAAAACCACGGTATTGGTTATTGGTAGTTAGAAAATTATATGGTTCGCGTAACACCATTAAAATATAAGATCTGTAGGCATCCAATTGTAACACTAAAACAATACTCCCAAGTAGGGGGGCACTTTGATTTTGCATTGAATTCCCAAGTTGTACTCCAACTAATTTTTGGCCATTGGGAATTTCCACAGCAGAATACTGCCTTGGAGTAACGGGGTCTTTTGCTAAAATTTGAGCTTGAAAAATTCTGTAATCGGCCATGATTAGGAACTCGCAAATGAATTTTCAATATCTGTCATAACTGGAACAAGATCCACATTTATATTTTGTATTGTTCCATCGGTTGCATATAGAGGAACAGCATCGCGCACATAAGAAAGATTCAAAGTCATTGTAGCTACGCCAGTAACTGAAGTATGCTTACTAATTCCAATAATATATCCAAACTTAAATTTAGTCTCGTCAATAAAGGTTTGCCCAACCTGTACTGTGTTATCTAAATCGCACACAATCGTACCTGTCTTCAATTTAGCATTTGAAATTTCCATAAAATATTCTGCCCATCCAAAAATCCCAGTTGTACTACTATTATTTGTTGTTGTATTAGACAAAGGAGCTGTGGCTGCATTTGGATTAGCAGCAGTTTCCATCTCTAACAAACCGTCTTGAATTAGAAGTTTTCCATCACAATATCCAAATTGTTTTAACAAATCAGTTGGGGTTATATTTGGAGAATACCCAGTAAGAAGTTTACTTACCAAATTTTCCACAGTTGTTGAATAACTGCTGGAAATAATATTTAAATTGTTGCTGCGAATCAAGCCAATGTCAGTACGTGTATTATTCGGAGTAGTCGCATTGTTATACGCAAGCGTCGTAGACATGTTATTGTATTGTGGAGAACGAACAATAAATTGGCCATTGGGCTGCTCGTAAATTTCAACGAATGCAATACTTCGAATCTGATCCAAAATTTCGTAGGGTGTTTGTAATTGTGGAGCATACGCAAGAAAAACAGTATCCAAAAATTGAAAATACGCTTTTAAATTTTGAACAGTAGGATCAATGAATACTGGGCTTGTGCTGCCATAATTTATAACTTGCTGTCCAACATCAAAATTTTGGATCGTTTGTTGAAATGTAGTAGGAGAAATTTGACCTGCATTACCAGCACCAGAAGCAGTTAAAGCGGTTGAAGTGGCTCCATTTATAAAACTAGAAGATACTGGAAAATTGATTGGTTCAATATATGCAAATGGCCTAAACTTCATAACTGTAGAAAGCAAATACGGGGGCAATGTAAACAAATTGGCTGGGTACGAATTCCCAACAATTAAAGAAGTTATATTGTAAAAACTAGTCCCTAGGGGAGGAAGAGTCGGACCCAAAACAACGGGAGTTGGTAATTGAGGCCCAACAATTCCTTTTGGACTTGCAAAAAAATCTGCTTGTACCTGTGTAGAAGTTTTTAAATTAGTAGAATTTAAAGGATTAATAGGAATTGCCGCCGCAGCAACATTGGAATCTGTTGTCGTATTAAAATTAATTTTATATACGATGTCGAACAAATCTTGTATAATTCGTGAGATGGGTTGTCCAGCGTATATATTTTCATATGGAGTTACGTCACTCAAACCAGTAACTTGTCCTGCCTGATACAATGCATTAGCAAATAAAGAAGTTTTAACTGCACGACGAGTAGACCCAAATAAACGGCTCCATCCATTTCCACTCACAACTACTTTATCTACTTGATTTATTGAGCTTGTAATACTCTTTCTAATTACAAATCCATTCAATTCATTTGAAAACAATGTTTGTCCATTAGGCATTTTCGTCAATAAAACTGATTCATATTGCAAGAATGGATCTACTGGGTTTTGAAAATTTTGGAAAGAAGGTACCGTGTCAGAAGTAATTTTATATGTAAAAATCTGTAATGGATTGTTGTCTAAAGAATCATCAACTGTAAAAACTCCATAAATATCAGTTAAAGGAGTTTGGTTTTTATAAAGAAATAATGAAATAAAATCATATTCTTGAATCAAATCACTCAATCGTAATCCGTGGATCGTAGATAATGCGGTAGTAAGGTTTGTATTTTGAACCGTGAGAGGTCCTGGCGTTAAACCCCTGTTTGATTTTGCACCTAAAATTGGTAATTGTCCTGTAGAAGGATTGTTGTTATTGAATGTATTTGCGTTAGTTTCATACTCAGATAGCAAAGTTAATGAATTTGTACTTTGTGAGAAAGAAAGTCCATTTTTAAGAGTACTTCCTGGAGGTGGAACTACTTTTAACTTACTATTAATGGTTCCGTAACTCAAAGCCAAATCTTGTAACTCTACTGACCAAGAATAGGTTGTTTCGTCAATACTCTGTTCAAAAGAATAGGAAGTAACAAATTGTGAAATATCATATTTCGTAAAATAACTGGTGTCATCCAGCGGTATTGAATAGGGCTTAAATGTAGAAAGCGCAAATTGGCTTGTGGCAGCAGGGGGCAACGTCACCTGAGTAAAAGGTGGAGTGTATTTATAAAGAAAACATTTTATGTATAGATATTCTTGACTTACCTGATCGTTGGTTCCCATAATTTAGAATTTTTGCAACAAATTACTAATATTCGCACTAGCCTTATTTAATGGAATATTTAAAATACTTTGAAGTCGCCCAATTGCACCTTGAACTAATCCATTATTTGTCGTTGAGATTGAGAAATCTTCAATCGCAAATTGTTGTCCAAATAACAATTGAAAATTAATTGTGTATGTAAACTCATTCAGATGCCCTGTGGAAGCTTCTACATCTAATAAAGTAATGAATCCTTGATAAACTTGAGTTTTGTAAAAGAGAGTTGAAAGTTTGTTGTTCATTTCAAACTGTTGTTTAAGAAATAACAGTTCTTGGTACGCGGTTTGTCCAGCAGAAGCCCCAGTCATTACAAGAGTTTCGGGGGTATTGTACCAAATCTGATACTGAACTCCACCTTGAGTTGGAAGTGTGCCGTAACTAACATTTTTCGTAATTTTCATATTGCGGGGATTAACGAAGAAATTTAAATTGTTGAGACGGACTGGATAAGTTTGTGCCATTTAATTTACCTGCCTGATTGACCGCTTGGTTTGTGTATAATATTTTTATCGACCCATTGACCAAAACTATGCGCGATATGCCCAGGAAAATGCAAGGCTTCCAAAATTTTATTTAGCCTATCATCTACCATGGTCCAGAAATTAGTAAACACATTTTCAAGTCGATGTATTGGGCCGACAATAGAAGCTAATGTTTCAATACCATCAGCCATTGCCGCTTGTGGAGTTTTACCTTCCAATGCTTTAAATTGTTTTTCAAAATCTATTCCCTTACCTCCACCCATCATTGAATTAGCAAGATTAAAAAATTGTGGAATATCTTGCATACGAAGGCCAGGGAGAAAATTTTGTTGTAATTGAGAGGCCGCTAACATTTTGGAAGTTGGGTCGTGAAATTGACCACCAACTTTAGTTAAAAATCCACCTAATGTTTGAAAAACATTTGGCAGTATACCTACTTTACTTCCAGACACGCCAAATGCTCCTGTGCCGAACATTGCTTCTGGTGTTGGAATTTTTCCATTATTAAGAAAAGCAGACATGCCAACAATAGAAGAAAACGAAAGATTAGCTCCTGCTTGCCCTATAGCTCCGCCGATTCTAATCTTTTCAGCCTCACTTGCACCTATTTTATTTAAGTACCCTGTAATATTGGAAAGCACATTGGCCGCAACAGCCCCATCATTTGTAATGTTACGAAGGGCTTTTTGCATTTCCATTTGTGTGTTAATAGCATCAATTTGCGTAATTTTAAGCCGTTCTGCATTAACCCTGGAAGAAACAAAAGTATTTGTAATATCGCGTTGGGACATTCCCAAGCCTTTAGTAGCATCCGTAAACAACTCCATCTCTTTTGTAGCATCAGGAAGGATATTGGCAAAGAGCCCTAGATTGCCACGTATGGCCCCAAAACCGCCCCCAGAACGAGCTTGATCTATCATGGTGCGAGATCCAGCCATCATACCAATAATCTCGCGCTGTTGATCTGCTCCCAATGCCTGTCCTAAAGCCCCAAAAGGACCTCCAAATAAACTTGTAGCGAATCCTAAACCACCGCCACCACCAGCTCCAAGACGTAAACCTGCTCCTGCAAGTTGGGCACCTGTTTTAGTAAAAGCTGCTTTAGTATTCGCCATCTCCAACAATGATCCAAGGATAGCTGCGGGGATGGCCATGGCTGGATTTGCAATAAGTGAACCAACTCCTGCAATAAGACCCCCCACAGAACCACCTAATTGCCCACCTACAAAAGATGTTACACCTCGAATTGCTCCGCCAACTCCGCGATCCTGCGCCAATTTTTTAGCCGTTTCTTTTTCAATATTTGCTCGTTCTTCAGAAGCTCTGCGGGTAATTTCTGTTTTTCGTTTTTCAAGTTCTTCTTTGGCCAATCCCTGCATACTCAAAGCTTCTAATCCGGCACGTTTTTCAGCTTCTATGGAATCAAGAGCTTCCTTGCTATATCGCTGAAGCATTACCTGTCGTTCTTTAGCTTTGTCTCCTACCGCACGGTAAAAACGCTCCTCAGATTTAAGCCTATCCGTGGTCATTTTGTCCCAATTGCCACTAAAGGACTTCATAATATTATCTAAAACTCGCTGTAATTCAGCGAAAGCCTTTTGCGCTTGGGTAGTATTAACAGACGCAGTAGAACTTACGCCCTGCTGAGATAAAAATGGATTAGATGGAGGTAAGGGTTGCCCAGAAGGGCCTAAAATATCTGCCAATGGAATATCCTCGGAATTTTACTACGTTAGGTTGGAACTACTAAAACAGTACGAATTAGCGAAATGTTTCTACAGGTACAGAAGATAGCAAATAAAATATTGAACCTAAAACTACTAAAAAAACCCACATACATAAACCAGCCATAGTTCCATCACGTAAATTAAATATCTTACCAATAAGAGCAACAATGTAAACACATAGAACAAAAATAATACCTACAATAATCATTTTAATTATCTCCTCTCTACTATGAGTCTAGCAGAAAAAGGAGAACTTGTCAAGGGGTTTATTTTATGTAAAGAAAAGTTAAACTCGTTCAATCCTATCCAATTCGCTATGATGTTTTGGGTCTTCCATTATTGCTTTCAATTCTTTAGGGCTGTATTTACCCTTAAGGTCTTTGCTCATTTGCTCGAAGAGTACATCTTCTGTGCTAACGGTCTTTTCAATAACTTTTTGATCAAATACTTCGGTAGCAGCTTGAGGATTTATAAATCGACAAAGGTATTCAAATTTTTTCCATTCTTCTTCTTCATCTTTAGAATGATTCATTAAAACCCATGTAAATTCGGCTGGAGAAAGAGAAGAAATGGTTTCAGAAAAGGGAGAAACACGGAGAGCTTTAGCTACGATCCAGAGATCGCGGAAGGGAAGTATATCAGAGGGATTTTCTATTTTTTTTTTAATTCAGTAAGGGTATTATCCTGTTCTTGAGCCATCAAATCATAACAATTGTAAATTTCATTAAAGATTGGAGCTTGTAAATTTTGAATGAAATCTTTTGCTTCTTGCAATGTAACTTTTGCACCGTTGATTGTATCCAAAGCATAAACCAACAAGGCTTGCTGCAAAACCACAGTGCGAAGGGCTGGATCTTGTCCTGCGGGAGAAACAATCAATTCAGACAATGCTTGCTGTTGCTGCAAAACAGAAAGCGTGTGCATTGATACTTTTAAATCTTTTACAATCTCGAATTCCTTAGAAACAAGCCCTAATGCTGCGAAGCTTTTCAAGTCCATTGTAACTCCTTTACTCTCTTATCTTTTTACTATTCTAGGAACTAATCTTATACTGGCTCTCCGACCACTGTAGACGATGTATATCCAAAATCCACACCTTCCAAAATTCTTAAATCTCCACCAGCGATATTGTATGTGGCAGAAACTGAATGAATCCACACTCCCGTAAAAATCGTGGACTTTGTGGGAGCTGAAGATCCGGCAGGTGCGATTTCCTGTTTCAAAATACCAATTGGAGCATTGTTATTCACAATGTCATCACCAGAAATACCCAACACTTCAAGAGCATCTGATAGATACAACATAACTCGGTCAGCACGAAGGCTGTATTCACTCACTGTGCGGGGCAATCTTTCAACTGGCTTGCCTTGCTGATCAGAATCCAACTCAAATCGAAAATCTGTATCTCGTCTTTGAGTTTGTGTAAAAGATTGAACTGCTCCGATCTTCGTAGACTGTTGCGCTAAAGAAAGAAGAGCAGCTGGATTATTCAAAGTCGTTGCATTTAGACTCTGTGGTAATAGAAAAAGTGATACTGAAGTACTAAGTCGCGCATTTGTATTGCCAAGCTCTGCCATGGTGGTTCTCCTTAAAAGTACCTTTTAAAATTTTTGCTACTATTATGCCAAATTCAAACCTAACGTAATGAAAATAGTATCGAGTTCGAGTACAGGCTGTACTCCAACATTAACTAGGATCTGCGTAGGTTGCAATGGATTTACTGTAGCCGTTGGTTGTGTAAATGACTCAATAATATTACTGGATTCAATATCCGATAGAATTGCTGAAGTAACTGTCTCAACCTGTGAAGGTGTATTTGCAAGCAATTTTTGTCCGATGAAAATAGGATCTAACAATCCGCGAATAGTTTGAGCACAATAATCACTAATCTCAACAACCTGATAAAGCTGATCAAGAATATCGGCAAACTCGGTTGTCGTTCCAAATACAACCTTGGCTGACCCTGAAATATTATCAACAACCAATACACCTTGATTTGCAAAGATAGTCTTTTCTGATTGTGCTAACGTATTCGTAGTGGCAATACCAGAAACTATTTCACGAGTAAGTGGCTGGGCAACATCAAAGGCTGGATTTGTTCTTAAAGCAGCAAGAGCAGCAGCCATCATCGTACCATCAACGGTGGATGGAAGTGTATTAGTACCAACAAACATCGTATATGTGGTATTTGTTTGGTTGACGACAACAACGCGATTGCTAGAAGCAGCCGTTGCATATCCAAGCATAGTAGCATCACTTGGATTTGAAAGTGCTGAGAATCCAATAAATGCTGTTCTCTCTAATCGATTAATTGTGCTAGATGCCTCTTCCACATGATTCGTAATATCAGGAATTAACATCGCATTATCTGCTGCATCTAATGAAACTACAATGTTAATATTAGGAATAAAAAGTTTTGTAAGTGCTGAACGAACTTGAGAAGCATTAGCACCATCAACAGGATTCATCTGCATCAAACAAATAATGCTGGCTCCATTTTGCTGAGCAAGCTGAGCAGCAACAGGAAGAGTCCACGCGCCGTTCATATTAGCAGTTTGAGAATCTCCACCACCAACAGATCCCATAGCATTGGTGATCGTGCTGAAGTTTTGTAAAAAGAAAAACTGTGGTTCAAAAGAGTTTTGACCATCGCCTACTGCTTTGGCCCACTCGTAATTGACAAAATAAACAACTCCAAGAGCTGGACGAGAAGGAGCAGAAACCAATGATCCAGGAGTAAATCCTAGAGCAGATGCTGCTGTTCCATTTTCGATTGTGATTGATGTATTAAATAACACTGGAACAGTTAATGTTCCTGTGCTAAGTTCTAGGCTAGAACCATTTGCAGAAGCTATTGTGTCACCATAAGCGGTATTAATTTGAGTTACAACTTCAGTAAGAGTAATAGCTGGAGTTGTGAATGTTACGACGGTAGGTGTAGTATTTCCAACTTTAAACGAGAAAGTTTTTGTGGCTTGGTCTGCATAAGGAGCGGAAGTTGTCCCTGTGATTTGAGCAGCACCAGTAAGCCAACCTATTCCACCTGAAACAGGAGATGAATTATAATCCGCACCTGATTCGTACACAGCGAAATTCTGATCAGTAATGGTAGTTCCATCAAGAATTGTTGCAGTGTGGGCGAGAGCATCATTATTACCAGAACCGCGAGTTACGGCTTCGCCCGTAACTAAATTTGTTAGACGGCCTGTTCCAATAAATGCTGCAACACGGATACCGCCCGTTACTGAGGGGAGTAGCTGTTGCTGCACTTGCGAATACACACCAGGAAGAGTTGGCTGATTATTAATTGAAGGCATTTTGGATCTCCTCTAAAAAATTTATTGCTTACGTTTATTTCTTAAATCTTTTTGAACTTTTCTAGCTTTAGCAACTGCTTTTAACTTCTTCTTCCTAGTTTCAGGACAGGCAAAAATCTTTTTCATTTTTTCTCTATTCTCTGGCTGTCCCCACCACAATCTAATTTTATTACCAGATATTCTTTTGGTTTTATTTGTATGGTGATGCCCCTTAAAATTTACCTGTATTTCTCCAGTTCTATACTTACGTTTTAGGGTGTCACTAATTTTCTTTCGATGCTCTGGGGTTCTTTCTACACCAATTGGGCTGTCAGCCTTTCGACAAGCGTTGTATCCCTTGGCTCTTTCATAGCTCTGGTAAAAATCTAACCAATGTTGTTCTTTTGCAACCATATTCTTTTTCGTTGGTTTTTCTACATATTCAAGGACTTCACAAATAAAGGCTTCTTCACCATATTTATTCCATGCATTTTGCAAAAGAGATGAATCGTGCTTATTGTGCCTAAGTGCATACAAATGATTATTCCATCTTTTTAAAGCATTCAAAGATGAACCGATATAAAGCAACCCATTAAAGGTGTTTACAATCTTGTAAATAGCGGGTTTGGCTAAAATACCAAAACGATTCTTGTTCATAACTTTAACTCCTAGAAGGTGGTATTCCACTGGTGGTAGCCTTCTAGTTCTACCACCAGTTTCATACCGAATTAAGTATTTAAAATAGTTTATTTTAAAAGAGAATACACTACTCCCTAATAATACCTGATTTTATTATATTTTTAAGGGGGTTTTATTCACTTAAACTTATTGAAACATTATTGGCTGTTATGTTCACGGCTGGGGCAACTACTCCGTCCCATTCACTATATACATCGATAATAAGTTTACCTGCAAAAAACCAACGACCTTCATTGTATGCAGATGTAAAAGTTGGAAAAGAAGTCTTTATGATTTCGATGCCAAAATTAGCTAAATCTGTGGTTGTATATTTAAAATCATTATATATCAAATCCGTAAGCTCATCCCTCTGGATAGAGTCATCGATTGTATAAATATTGATTGTTACAGTGGAAACCACACTAGCAAAAAGTGATTCATTACCAGCTAAATTGGTCGTTGTCACTGCCCATCCTGCTGTACTTCCAACTGTAATCTTAGGAACATTTGTATCATATGCAATTCCGGCTACAAAACCAGCCGAACTAGATACCTGCAAAACATTAGGACCTAATGGCAGTGAATCGACAACAACAGTAGTGCTATTCACTCCCTGTACAATTGTATCACCAATCTTAATTCCTGCTACTGATGAAACAGCTATATGAGTTGAATCTGGAATACTTGTGATAGTAATTGGTAAACCAACAAAAGCAATCGTCGTAGTATTAGATCCTTGAGTAATAACATCCCCAATGTTAAGACCTGTAAGGGAATTTACACCTAAATGAGTAGAATCTATTACGGCTGTAACATTAAAAGGGGTGGATGTTGTATTATCTTCTGCTGAAGGAGGCAAACTTTTAATTATCTGTTCTGATTCTGGACCTAAATAACGTTCTTCAGCCCCACTAATATTCTCAACCACAATGGCCGGATAAAAAGCATGATCCTGGGGAAAAATATCTGAAATGATAACCTTCGTTTGAGAAAAGTCATACTCTCCATTAGGAAGTTCAACGTATGTATATTTTGAATCTGTCGAAAGAATTCGACGAATATTATTTATAAATTGATCACGAATCTTCGTGACAATCTGTGATCGTACTGTATAATCTGGTGTATAAC